GGTTGCCCGAGATCATCTTCCGCGCGACTTCCGCGCCGCCGTTCTGCTTCATCGCCTGCCACTGGCGGTTCGCCTCGTCGATCATCGGCGCGATGATAGCGCGGTCCGGCCGTGCGTGCAGCGACGCGTCCTGCTGCGCCCAGTTCTTATCAAGGTCGGACCACAGCACCTGGGCGTCGCCTTGGAGGGTGTTCCATGTCTTGACGACCTTCGCACTGTTCGCCGCCTTGAATTTAGCCGCGGCCTGGACCCCAGGTGCACCCATGGATTGCGCCAAACGCTCACGTATCGAGTCATTCGTCCTTTTCGCCCCGAAATAACTCTCCATGTCGCCGCCAAAGTGGTGCGCGTAGAGCTTCATGAGCCCTGTGGAGTCCATCCATCCCAGCAGCATCGCGCGCGTCTTCTGTCCTGCCCCGGTCTTCAGCGCGCCGTTGTCGCGCAGCCAGTTCTCCCCGGTCTGCAAGATCTCCTTCGACCGATCCCCGATGTAGGACCGCATCATGTGATCGGCGTCCGGCACGGACCCGACGCGCGGCGCAACGTCCGCCGGCACGCGCTGGCCGTTCGTCAGTTTCAGCTGCTCGTCCATGAGCCGGTGCGATATGTCGAACACGTCGTCAAACGCCGACCTGACACGATCCGGCAGCCCTACCGCCTTCCATGCCCAGTTCTTAACGTCCCGCCACAGCTTGCCAACCACGCCGTCCACGCGCGCGGTCTTCATCCACGCTTGAAACCTCGGGTTTGAGTTAGCCTCAGCCAGGAACTCGTGCTTGTTGGTGAGGCCGTAGTGGCTCGACCCCTCGGCATCAGCGACTGCTTTGAACTTCAGGCGCATAGTCTCCGCGGCCTTCGCAGTCCTGCTGCCCGACTCCAATGCCCTCGCTTGGCCCACATGCGACATCTCATGAAGAATGTTGGCCGCACTCTCGTGCGTGGAGAACACGCCAACACTTCCTGTCTCTGGGTCAAATCCACCCGTGTTCTCTCCAAACACCGGATGATCAGGGTCTTTCCACAGGTTGCCGGTCGGCTTCGTCTCCAGCTTCGCATCCAGGCCCTTCTTGTACATCTCATATGCGAGTTCGCGGGTCTTGGGGTCGGGGTGCGAGCGCGCGATCAGCTCCAGCGCATCCCTACCGCTGCCGCCCTTGGCGATCAGCCAGTTGACCGCGCCGTCGATATGCGGGTTCGCTTCCCCGGCGCGGCCGTAGCGCGGGTAGTTCGGGTTGCCGTCGTCGGCCGCACGATAGCCTTCGCCGTCAGAGCCTGCCCTGTCGGCGGCCCGCAAATCTTGAAGACGCTGCACAGACGCCTGCCGGCGGCTCCGCTGCGCATCCTGCGCCTTGGCGTTGACGTCGATAGGAGACGTACCGCCCCTCTGGCGGTCCGATATCGCTTGGTCTTCCGCCGCCTGCTGAGCGCGAAGCCGGTCCCTGCGGCTGCCTTCCGCTGGGCTCACCCGGCTGGCGATCTCATTCGCAACCGAGTCAGGGTTCTCGCGCGGGGGCGTGTAATTCGTCGCCGGCACCTTGCTCCAGTCAGTCGGCCCAGCGAACGGATCATCCGGCGCGGTCAGCTTCTCCGCCGCCTTTATCTTTAGCCTGCTCGCGCGACGGCCCACGTTCGTGGGTGTAGATGTCTTGTTTACCGCATCGTTTATGATCTTCTCCGCATTCCCCTTCATATCCGCAGGCGCATCAGAATTCAGGATATCCTCCATGTTCAGCATGTCACCGTGGAGCACCTCAGGGGCCTGCTTTAGAAGCGCCGTGCGGTTGTCGATGTGATCCTTGACCGCTTTCCCGGCCGCGTCCAAGGTGTCACTCGCAGCTGCGCGCTTGTCCGTCGCCGCCTGGACGCGGTCGAGGATATCGGCCTTCTCTTGTAGGCCGTTGATTGTCTGCTCCCACGCGTCTTTCTCGACGTGGCCCAGCGCCTCAGCGTGCGACTGCTTCGCCGCATCCAGTTTCGCCTGAACGCTGTCGATGGCGTCCTTCAGCGGCACTGGTGCGCCGGTGGCGTCAACGAGGTCGAGGTGTTGCAGCACCGCCGTCTCGCCCAGCGTCGGCTTCTTCGGTTGGTCCAGCGTGTCCGCGACGGCTTCCGCCAGATCGTCCGCCTTCGACCGGATCGTGACCTTCCTGCCGAGGATCTTCTGCGCCGCCTCAGTCATGCTGTCGTCAGGCGTGATCTTGAACGTCACCGGGAGATGCTGGGAGTCGGACACGGTCGATGCGAGGCTGTCGGGCTCGAAGCTCCCCTGGACCTTCAGCGGGTCCGGGACGCCGTCATCCCCGAGGAACCGGTACGGGGTCTTGCTGTCCGGCGTGCCGAGATGCTGGAGAGCTTCAGCCCCCCAGGCATCCAAGCCGGTGCGCAGCGGGTCCGGCGTGACATATCCTTCGCCCTCGGCCCCACCTTCGAGCCCGGCCTGACCACGACTTCTCAGCTCCGACTGCAACTGCTCCTGCGGGGTCGCGGTCGGGGCCAGTTCATGCTCCAGAGACACAGGTTCGCCCTGCGCGCCTTCCAGCCTGTCGCCTACCAGCTCCCTCAGCGCCTGCTCGCGGTTGGTCAAGATCTCATGCGCCTGCATCGGCGTCATGTTGCGAATCTCTTCCGGTGTCCTGCCGCGCGCCGCCAAGTCCGCCTTCATCTGCGCGGTGATCATGAACGGGATGCCGCCGTCCACCGTCCCCGCGGTCTCCGTGCCTTCGAGCCCGGTCTGGCCTTGTCTATTAAGCGCTGATTGCAACTGCTGATCCGGCGTCAGGTTAGCCTCGGTCGGGACCAGCTCATGGTCTGGGGATACAGCTGCGCCCGGCGCTCCCTCCGCCTCCAGGCCACCGAAGTGGCTCATCAGATCCTTCAACCCAACTGCGCCGTCGGCGACCTCCGTGCCCTCAAGGCTGGTTTGACCCACCCCTCCCAGCACTGTCTTCGCCTGATCCTGCCCGAGGCTCGCGGCAGTGACCCGTTCGAGTTCGTCGTTCTTGAGCGCGTTCGGGTCGCGCGCCTTGAACACCCCGTGGAACGCGCCGCCGAGCACACCGCCCTGCAAGCCGCCAGACAGCGCGGAGTTGACGATCTCCCTCGCGCGATCAGCCATCGGCTCGTTCGGGTCGCCAAACTCCTGCTGCGTCGCCGCAGTCTGGATCGCCGCCGCCGGTGCCTGGACCGCAGCATTCATCCAGCCGCCGGTGAAGATGCGCTGGCCAAGAGTTCCCTCAGTCGCCTTCTTCAGCGCGTCCTCAGAGAAAATCTTCCCTATCGCTCCGCCGACTGCGCCCTTGCTCGCGAGCGCGCCCAGGTTCGCCGGCATGATGCCAGCAAGCGCCGACTCCGGGATGGCCAGCCCTGCGGCCAATGCGTTCCCCCGACCCGTCAGGTCGCCGCCGGCCTGCTTCTTCGCCGCCTCGACGTTCCCTCCGTACAGGAACGGGTACATCGACGCCATCGCAGCAGCAGCCGCGCCCGGAGGACCTGCGGCGGCTTCACCCGCCAGCGAGGCTGCGACCGTTGCGCCGAGCTGCGGAGCCCCCTTCAACACATTGTAAGCGAGCCCCTGTGGGCTGTACCACGGGGCTTTCTCCAGATCTGGGTTCGCGTTCTCTTGCGATTTGGCGAACTGCTCAGCGGCAAACTGCTTCGCTGCATCCGCCGCGCCGGTCCAGCCCGCCGCCTGACTGACGCCTTGCGCCGCAGACCCCAACATGCCAAGGGCCGCACGGCCGCCCGACGCCAACGCAGGACCGACCAACCCTTGCGGGGCAGGGGCAGCTGTGGGCATACCCCCGCCGCCGTACAGCGGCTGGATGGAGTCAAGAAATGCCTGATCAACCATTTACTGGGGTGCTCCGGGAACTGCGCCAGGATTGCCGAGAGATGGAAAACCCATGCTCAGTGCGTGCGCCTGAGCCTTGATATACGGGGACAACGCCGCGCCGAAGATGTTTTCGATATCAGACTGGTGATTTTTGGCGAGTTGGAGCTGCGCGGCGTTCCGCGTCGCCGCATCTGGGTGCTGGGCGATTGCCGCCTGCGCGTCCAGGAACTGCTGCTGCACAGGGGCGTACAGGCTACCCAACAGCTGGTCGTGCATCGCCATCGGGTGCATCGTCGCCGCCAGCTGGAGCATCATGCCAGCGTTGAGGTGGTTCCCCGCCTCCGCTAGAGCAGCGTAGCGCGGGTCGATGCCCTGCGCCGCAGCCGCCTTTACGCCGGGCGTCGACACGTCAGGCACAGTCTTAGCCGCCGGCGCGGAAGCAGCCGCCACAACCGCAGCAGGCGCGGCAGGCGCAGCAGGCATAGCCGACGGGCTGTTTATGTCCGCGCCGTTGGCGCGCAGCGCATCGTCCAACGCGGGGAGCGCGCCCGGAGGGGGCTGGAAATTCATCGGCGGCAGCCCCTTGGTTCCAAACGCGTAGGCGAGCCGCCCGCCCAGTGTGGAAAAATCGGGCGGCGCGTTCGGCGCGGGCGGCGCTGGCAGCCCTCGGCCATTCCACCAGTCACCCACCGCCTGCCCGGCCTGACCCCGCGTCTGGCCGATCATATCCGCCAGCTCGTTGGCACGTTCGCGGCTGAACATCCCGGCCACATTATCAGCAAGAGTTCCAGCCATCGTCAGTTACCTTCGTAAGAGAAGCCATTCCGCCCAAAGCCCCACTGGAGCGGCGTGAACATCTTCCGCATCACTTCGTTGCGCGCATTTTTGATGTGATCTTCGAACGACGCGCGGAACTCAGCCGCCCGCTGCGGGTTGCCGGCGTCGTGATCCACGATGCGGAGGGCCAAATATGCGGCCCAGTCCAGCATCTCAATGTGATGATCTTCGGGCAACTCTGGCTCAGCGTCCAGCTGGCGCACATGAAAATTGTCGAGGGGGAGCCGGATGACGCGCATGTTCAGCGTCTGCCCCGCGTAGTCCGCTGTCGGGACAGGGTAGACGCGCAGCGTCATCGCGCCCATGCGCCCGTCGCCATCCAGGCTGATGTAGTCATCCGTCCCGAACGCACGGGGCTTGCCCGGCTGGAGCACGGCCAACTGGCTGGGGTCGAAGAAATAGGAGTCCGGGACGTGGTAGGTGTCGAACTGCGCGTGGCCAGCACGCGCCAGATCGGCGTTGTCCCCCTGGAAGCGCACCGACATCACCGCCAGCACCGAGGGGTCCAGTGCGTACTCATTCACGCCTGCTTGGACGACGACTTGGCAGCACTGGGGGGTGACGGCATTCCGGATAACAAGGGCCTTGCGCGCAAACCGGCGCTGCGCCTCGTTGATGTACCGGACGAGGGTCTCATCCGACCACAGATAGTCGGATGACCCATCCACTTGATCGGAGCGGTCGTGGAGGATGTTCTCACGGAGTTCCGTGAGTAGATCGCCAAGGTTCACTCCCGCCCCCTTATGTGGGGATTACCCCACGACCCGATAAGGATATTTCTGCCTGTCGCGATACCCTATCACGCGACGCGTGCTGGGATCAATCTGCGGCGCGGACGTGATCGCATGATCGAGGATCTCCTTGACGCCGCTGGGGATGTTTACCGTCTCGCCAGGGCGGATCAGGTAGCCGCGACCGTTGTGGCCAACGAACAGCCCAGTCGGAGGGATGCTGTCATTCTCTTCCAGGATGATCTTGATCGTCTCCGGGAGGCCAACCGGGGCAGCTTTCGCCTTTCCCTTCGGGGCCTCGACATCAATATTCGTCCCAAGAATGTCCGCGTCAGTCATTGTCATCCTCGTCATCGTCATCCTCCGCCACAGCGGCGTCGAAACTCGTCTCATACTCGTCCGCCGGCAACGCCTTGTCGAGGTTCTTCTCAAGGAAGCTGAGAACGGATTTCACGTCCGTAAACACATATTCCCGGCATGGGTTCTTGTAGGGTGTGCTCGGCTTGCGGTTCCGCTCAACGATCTTCGGGTCCCGCACCCTGACCGTGTAGCCATTCGTCAAGCGCTCGATGGTGACATCGTATTCGCTCATCTTCTAGGTCCCCCAGAGAGTTGGGGGGACCGAAGTCCCCCCGTCCTTGCCGGACTTAGAGCTTGATGGCAGCCACGAGCGCAGCGGCCGCAGCGTTCAACCCCGAAGAGAGGGTCAGCGTGAAGTTGCCGAGCGAGCCGTCGACAGCCGCCGCGACAATCGCCGAGGTGGTGTCGATGGTCTGGGTGCCAGCCGCAACGGACTTGAAGCACTTGGTGGCGGCCATACCGCGCAACCACGTCCACACGATGTTGTTGGTCGTGTCGATGACTTCGACCTTGAGGGGTTCGTCACCGAGCGGGATGGTGAGGGTCGTGCCGTCGCCGGTCCAGTACAGCGCAAGCGTCGCGCTGGGCTCGCTGAGGCGGGGGTTGCCGATCAGGGTGCCGGGGCCGGTGTAGCTGGCCGGGAACGACGCAGTGTGTAGTGCGATGTCAATCGTGCTCATTTTCGCCTCGTAATGGTCTGTTTCGTGGGGCGTCCCCACAAAGAAGGGGGTGGGGGCCGCTAGGCCCCCAGGTTATTACGCGGTAGCGCCGACTTCGAGGCGGGCCATGAACGCATCCTGAAGGATGACCACAGCGGTGTACAGCTTCCAGCCGATGGTCCCGCGCTGGCCCAACGGGTCGCCGGAGGACGGCTTCGGATTAACCACCATCGGCGTCATCGAGGACTTGCCCTTCAGCGGAACGAGGCCGAAGGCGTCGCGACCGAAGATCAAGATCGGGTAAACGTCGGCGTTGGTGCCCGAGGTCGAACGCAGCAAGCCCTTCGCGCCGCCCGCATCCGGGAAGGGAAGGAACACGGTCGAGGTCAGGTAGCGGACCTGCTCCACCGAGCCAATCTCGCCTTCGAAGGGCGAGGTGTGCGGGCCGTAGCTGGCAACCGGGATGAAGCCGGTCATGTTGCGGATGTCGGTTTCCAAATCCGGATGGCAGATCGCGAAGTACGCGGCTTCGACCGACTTGGTGTTGAAGTCGGGGTTGGACGCGACGACCGAACTGATCTTCTTCGCGTTCTGGCGATTGAGGCCGGTCGTGACGCGGCGCTGATCGGTCAGTGCGACCGCGGTGATCACCGAGCTGCGGCCAGCGACGGCGTTGCCATAGAACACGTTGGTGCCGGCCTTGAGCACGTTGTAGCGGATGGTCTCGACCGTGACCGCCGCCTGCTCGCCGAGAATTTCGGTGGCCTGCTGAAGGATCGAGTCCGTGTGGGTGTCTTCAACCACGTCGGTCGTGGTGATGAAGTCGCCGTACTGAGCCAGGGTGACGGTGTAGTCCTGGTTGGTCATCAGCGAACCAGCGGGCGTCACGCCTTCGATCAGCGCCTGGGTGGCCACCGGGATGTAGAAGGTGTTGGCCGCAGTCGCGTCAGGACCAGCCGCGCCGGTTGCGCCGGTCAGGAAGTAGCGACGGAACTTGGCGGTCTGCGTGGAGTTGGTCGGCAGCGGGTAGCTCTGGCCGAACTTCTCGATATGGAGGTAGGGCATCGCCCGCTTGAGCATCTGAACAACAGAGTACGCAGCAACGGCAGGCGAGATATCGCCATATGATGTAATCGCGGTCATGGTTGGCTCCTGTAGGGCTCACACAAAGTTCTTTGTGTAAAACGTCTAGGGCCTCGCCCATGACCGCTTGTTTGGTCCGGCAGGCAGCACGTTCGACTTGGTGTTGGGACAATACCCTCGTAGATGTTGTCTGTAAAGCGCCGTCACACCTTAGAGGCGAACGCTTCAAACGCGCTGTCGAAGTCAGTCGGCTCAGCCTGCGCCACGCCAGACCGTTTCGAGCTGACCGGAGCCAGCGCCGCAGCTGCCTGCTTCACAGCAGGAGCAGGACCTTTCTGGGCAGGCGCAGCGGCCGGCGGAGCGGCGCTCGCCACAGGAGCGGTGACCCCGCTGTCCCGCCGATAGCGCTCGATCAGGTCGCGCACCTCACCAACGGTGCCCTGCTGCACGACGTGCATATACGCCGGCTTCAAGTAAGCTGGCTGCTTGTCGACCCACTCGACCACCTTGTCCCGAACGTCATCATAGTCGGTGACTTCCTGCCTCAGGTCGGTAAGCTGAGTGCGTTCGCTGAGGGTCTGAACCGTCTGCACAATGGGGGTCAGGCGAGCGATCACCGACTGCTCGATATACTGGGCGAACTGACGGTACTCAGCGCGGCGCATGAGCGCCTCAGCCTTAGCAACATCCGGCCATTCCTTGAGGTAGCCCTCCAGCGCCTTCCGCTCGTCCGGGGAGTACAGCTCGGGCTCGGGTTCCGGCTGAGGCTGCGGCACGGGCTGCTGCGGGACGATCTCCTCCTTCAGCGCCTTCGCGAAGCGCGCAAGCCGGGCGTCGTCATCCTGCGGCGCGGGCGGGGGAGCAGGAGGAGTGACTTCCGGCGGGGTCTCAGGCGGTGTCGTCTCGGTCGCGCCCTCGGTCAGAACAATGCCATCAGCCGGAGGCGGGGCCTCGCCAGCAGGGGGCGTCTCGGGGGCAGTCTCGGTCGTCTCTGGCGCAGGGGCGTTCGCCTGGGTGGTGAAGTCGGCCGGGGGGCTCTTGTCCCCCATCGCGGCAAGCTCTTCAAACGCCTTGGCGAAGTTGTCGTCTTCCGGGGGCATATGTTTAGTTCTCCTGCTTCGTCATCTGCGGCCGAGGCTGGGTGATCAGCTTCAGAACATACGCGTATGCCTGCGCCTCAGCCTGGACGGCCACCAAATTCTCTGGGCTGCTCTTTAAGAACGTATCCTTGGCATTCTCAAGTAGCAAGCCCACCAAAGCGATTACATCCTGCACGTCGGTAGACTCACGCCTTAGATGCAGCTCCGCCGCTATCTCCAGCAGCTTCCTCTTGATCGTCGACATTCGTAAGACCTTTCTCCAGCAGCGCGAGCGCGGCGTCCACAGAGTGGGCGTCGGCTGCGGCCGTGTTCTTCTGCCCTTGGGCGATGTTTTTGTACGCGTCGGACAGTAGCTTGCGAACGTTCGCCTCGGCCAACTCCTGCGCTTGTTTCTTCTGGTCGTCCGCTTCCTGCGCCTGCTGCGCCTGATTACGCGCGAAGTCGGCCGGCGACAGCAGCATGTTGCCGAGATCGCGGACCTTGAACCGCGCGTCCACCAACTTGCGCATGTCTACATACTGCTTTTCCTCTGGCTGCAAGGTAGACGCAAGTTGATCCACCTGCATCCCGCGTACTTCCTTGGCAATGAGGCTCGTAGCGCCTCGGGCGATTACATTGTAATCACCTTCAGGAGCCAGCTCAGGATTAAACTTTCTATTGAACTGTACGATGCTCTGGATCACAGACTGAGTAAACTGATCGAACGACCGCACAATGTCCTTGAATGGGAGCGCCGCGTCCCCTCGTAGCATCGACGCCCCCGCCGCGGTGCGCATCGGCTCGGACGGGGCTTGCGCCATATCCCCACCGGTGGCAGGGCCGACGAAAGTCTCGGCGTCCGCGAATTTCATGAACAGCTCGATGATCGCCTGCAACTCGGGGAGGTGGCTGTCGATCTGAATGTTGCGCACCGCCGGCCACTGCGCCGAGGCGTCCTCGCCCTCGCGATACCAAATCTTGTAGGCCGACGTGCTGGTCAGATCCTGGTCGGCGCGCAGCAGATCGGTGTTAAGTTCGAGGTTGGGGCCACAGACCACGGACGCGTTGTCCAGCAGCATCCTCGTCGCCGCGGCGATGGACATCTGGCTGTCGCGGATGATGTTGGGCAGCCCCTGGCCGATGGGCGACGTGTCATCCTTATCGAACAGGAAGGTGTGGACCGTCTTGACGTCAACGCCCAGCTTCGCCCACGGGTTCATGTCCGCCTTGATCACGTGGCTGTCGAGCAGCCAGACCTCGGCCTCCATGTCGTCCGAGAGCTTGTCTTCCGCGACATCGACGCCGGCCATCTTCAGGTAGTCGCCGGACACCTGCCCGCGCCAGATAATGATCTCGAACTTCGCCGTCTCCGCCTTCATCTCGTTGACGTTGGTCTTGACGCCCATCACGCGCAGCTCCATTTCGAACTGCTGCGGTAGGTAATTGCCTGTGGACTTGCCTGCCAGATATTTCTTGATCACGTCGCCGAAGAAGTCCGGCCGGTCCGCCAGCTTGCGCACTTGGCTCCGGCTCATGACCTTACGCTCGAAGTCGCCGTCCATCTGCGCGAAGGTTTTCGCCGACAGGTCGGGGTAATAGTCCCACACCGAAGTGAACTCGAACTGCGGCTTGTAGACGGTGCGCTCCTGCGGCGCAGGCTGCTGGGTCTGGGGGTCGACACCCCACACAGTTGACTTGACCTCGCGCGCGAACGGTCCGCGCAGCACGCCGAGCCCGTACAGAACGCCAGAGAGCACCACCTCGCGGTTGAGCGCCACATAGTCGTATGTCTGGTCGCCACCCAGCTCTTCCAGCTGGTCGTCGATCACGTTGGACAGGTCGTCGGCGCGCTTGTCGGCCAGCACCTGCACCGCCGAGGTGACGTAGTCCTTGTCGACCTGGGCTTGCACGCCGGCCGCTTGGTCTTTCTGCTGCTGGTCCCGGATGGCCTGCTGCACGTCCGGCACGGACATCTCTGGGCTCGGGGACGCCCGCAGCTCCCAGTTCCGCTCGTTGCCTGGGAACATGAGGTTCATCAAGCGGCTGAGGACGCTGATGCACTTGATCCGGGTGATCTTGGGGTAGGCTTTGGACCGGTTGGCCGAAAGCTCTTTCTCAATGTCAGGGTCGTAGACCCCGAGGTACTGCCGCTGGTTGCGCATCCACCGCAACTCGGCGATGCGCCGATCCGACACATACTGCCGGAACAGCTTATCGAGGTGGTTGCCGAGGCTCTTCAGCCCTTCCTTGTCGATCTTCTTGACCGGCGCGTCGTCGCCCTCGACCTTGATGGCGGGCGGGTCGATATCGGAGCTGGCGTTCAGGGGCATGATCGGGCCTCAAGGCAGGGATGGGTGGTCGTGGGGACTCCCCACGACCGGTCTTGTTTTAACTTAGGCAGCCGGGGCCGACGGCGCAGCCGGAGCAGCCTCGACCGGAGCGGGAGCCGGGGCAGCCTCGACCGGAGCGGGAGCCGGGGCAGGCGCAACCGCCGCATTCAGAGCAGTGACGGTGGCGGCTATCTGCTTGGCCGCGGCCTCGACAGCGGCAGCGTCGCCGTTGGCGTTGTACTGGCTGATCTGCGTCGCCAGCGAAGAGATATCCGCGATGGCAGCGGCGACAGCCGGCTGGAGAGAGGCAACAGCGGCCTGGAGGTCAGTGATTTCCTGAGACATGAGCACGATCCTTTGGTTGAGAAGGGTGATGTTGTGCAGTAGGAGCATCTGATCGACCATCGTGTCTGCTCCATCTCCGGCAGGGACGCCGGGCTTTAATGATTAACACGCCACACGAGGGCAGCGATATA